TTACAGTTTTTCACTTCTAACCCACTCTTCATAGACATGTTCTGGCCAACCTAAAAACGTACCGCCTTTTGTTCTTTCTGGTTTGGGGAACTCATTTCGTTTTGCATACATTCTCCAAATTGTAGGTTTGCTTTTTCCTGTTAACCGGATCATTTCCTTCCATTTAATGTATCGAGTTGTAGTTGTCATTTTTTGCCTCCTTGCAAATAATTTTGTAAGCTCGCAATACGTGATTCGGTTTGCCATAAATAGTGGTGACTCGAAAAAAGAATCCGATAGTGTTCTCGTGAACGGGGGTAAAAAGTAATGCCCGATCAATTAACCGATTTATTTTTCTTCGTTCAGTGATAAAGGAAAAAATAACTACCTTTGCCATACTTCCCGTTCCACTGGAGATATATTCAATTTTCATTTTCACCTCAAGCTCTGCATGGCATAACAACGAATTGCGGATTGCCGTATTTTTCGTTTATCACGTCACTAAATTTTAATAGGCAAGGCTTGGTCATTCCTGATGGATGAAATGAGACAGGATGAAATCCGCGACTAGTACTAAACATCTTTTCAGGATAAGTAAGGTAGATAGCCTGCATATGAGGTAAACAAAGTTCATATTCTGTCGGGATGACGAGATCTAAATTAGGGAAGCGCGCACCTTTATGTGAAACAAGTGCAGAGAACCCCACGCGATGACCGTTTTTGTCGCGATGAATAGCAAAAGGTTCTTCAGTAAATTTAATTTCTGTTGTGTTTGCCTTTGCAGGAATAGAGCCTCTGAATTCAAGTATTTCGTTACGGCGTGTTTTTATGCCATGCTCCATACGTACAGCAACATGTCCGTTAGTCGCTTCAATGTACTTATTGCTGATATGAATACCTTGCAGGTAGTAACGAGGATCATGTTTAGCCACACAAACTAAAGCAGCACGAAGTAAATGTGTTTGAATAATCATTATTTATCCTCCCAGCCAATTGCCTGAAATAGTCCCATTTTCGGGTGATACCAACGAGTACCGCGTTTTTCTGCTTCGCCCATCATGTGTTTCATTGCTACCATGAAGTCTGCCTCATGAATGATAGCCATAGGCCTAGGCATGCCTTCTGGGGTAAGAATGGTTACTTGGTCTTTTCGGACACTGTATTGCTTAGCAAGCGTCTTGCATTTATCAATCGTCATACCTGATTTGGTTTTCGCTAATGAGTAACCAATCCAACCTACAGGGATCGTTCCTTGTTTTATTTGCTCAACGACTTCATTCACTTGTTCAACTTTTTGCTCTACATGAGATATACGGCGCTCGCTTTCTAGGTTAGCCAATGCCATAGCTGCGATAATTTCAGCTTGTGATTTTGGTTTGGCTCGTTCATCTTCAAGTTCTTTCCAGCGATCAACTAACCGAGCTGTAAATTCAGGTGATAATTGAGCAACTATAATAATGCTGTCGCGCTTACCCTTTTCACCTGAAAATAAATAGTACTGTGGCGTTACCCCGTTCGCGGTTTTAATCCCATCCACCATTGGTGGTTTGGATATAATTCCTTTATCAACTAAGCGCTCGATAGTTCTTTTAACACTATCTTCACGGCTACCAACTAATTCAGCGATCTCTTTAGAGGTCATTGATGCATTGATGCTGATTAAATTATTCATAAATAACTCTCCGTCACTTTAATTTTTACTTTATCTAAACAACGCTTAGATGATTGATTACTTATTTTTTGTTGATAACTCATTGCGCCTTTGGCAGGTGGTTCTGCAATAATAAAAGCTTTGTTATATTGCTCTATTGCGCGTCTATAAAATCCTTTATTCTCTAATTGCTTACCTTTTTTCATGAATTCAGAAAACGTCATGATATTTATATTCCTCTCCATTTAAGTAAGGAGGTAAATATTCAACGATATAATCAATCATGAATTTACCTATTTCAGAAATTGAACCGTTAGATTTGTATAATTGCTCATAGGTGTTATAGATATCTTTATCACTCCACTTACAACGTTGACGGCAATCTTTTTCTTCATAGATATCACGAAAGAAGTTATTTAAGTTTTCAAAGTTAATTTCTGTAATGATAGTTTTATTATTTACCTTTGATTTAAATTCGGTTTTCTTTCCATTTTGTTTAATGTAAATAAGCACTGAATTAATAAAATGCTTTCTTCTTATTTCAAGTAAATTAACTTTATCCATGTTGCTTACTCCTGATTCAGAGCGCAGCAATCCCTAGCATGAACGCTATAATTAATTTTTATTTAGTTGATGATTTATTTATTGGTTAAAGCATTATTTAATTCGTAATATAATCTATCAGCTTCTTTTTCTGCATCATCATATTTAGCGACAGCTTTAGCATATTCTTTTTGTAATCGTTCAATATTACGTTCCTGCTTTAATCGCTCTTGGAGTTCGGTTAGTTTAGCTTCCTTGCGTTCCATAAAGTGTTCGGTAGGCTCGCCACGCTTGAAAGCGATTGTGCCATTTTCAAGTTCGCATTGTTCACCTTCATAGTTAGTCTCAATGCCTTCTTTGTAAAATTCACGTTCAGTGATAATGTTGGCTAGTTTATTTAATGCTGAACGTTCACTCAAGTAAGCACGGTTGGCACCTGCGATAATATAAACAGGGCGCATAGCAATAGTAATTTGGTTATCAGTTGCCTTCTCAATAGCTTCGTGTTGATTATTCATATTCTTTCCTTGTATTTAAAAATGCAATGACGCGTTCTTTCATTTTAGGGTATTGGTTCATTATTTCTTTAGTCTTATTTGATGCTTTTTCGTAATCAAAAAGACAGTCTATTAGCGTATAGTTGATATCGTTTATATTCTTAGCATCTCCATTTAATTTATATATTCTGTATTCCCATCGGCCGTGATGTTGGTAATATTCATCAATGTATTTATCTAAGTGAGGAGTTTTTATTTTATTAATTTCATTTATTTTCTTTACATTGTATGTCAGGTGATTCATTTTTGTTTTCTCGAATAGATTTAATTAAGCCTTGTACCTCTGCCAATGTTACCGATGTCATTAAATCGATTTCGTCAATATACCCCTTTAAACTACCTGCTTGTTTTGGATAATGAAGAAATAGTCTCGATAATAAAGGTTTAATTTCTTCTCTTAGTTCTCTTGTATATCGCTGAGAATTACTAGCCACTCTAAGTAGATTTGAGTATTTATCATCAGTTGATGAATGTGCAATTAGGTTATTCATGAGATTCTCCAATATTTAATTGAGAGATATGTCCTTTAGCTCTTTCTATATTGGCTACTGCAGATTCAATCGCATTAAACATATTATCGCTAGGCATTACATTGTCGTTGATAATGAGATTTAAAATAGAAGTTGCATAAAGTAATTCATCACAGGCTGATTCTTTTAACTTTGTATTATTTATAAGCGCTTCGCTTTCTTTATGAACTTTTTCCTCAATTAGGTAAGATGCAACACTATCTGATAATTCGTAAGCCAATTCGATTAAACTCATAATATCTGGCATTCCTGGAATTAAAAGACCATTTAGTTGAAGCAGAAGAGCATTTAATTGAGTAGTTTTTTTTTCAACAGTCTCTAAATTCAGTTCTTGTGACATGTCACGTCTCCTGCTGGTATTTTTGATGCCAGTGATAAAACATAATCACGAGCAAGTTGTAACTTTGCTGATTTCAAATCAGTTGCATAAACCTCTTTGCGACAACCTTTGTCAGTCAGGTTACCTCGCTTTACTGCAAAGAAACTAAACTTAAATAGAGCTGTATGTATGTCAGGTTCCGGTAAATCAGCTATTGCAGTAGAATGTAAGATGGTCATCTTATAACTCCTCTGTTTTTGAATTAAATACTATTTAAAACTATAGTTGTTTATCTGTCAACAACCAAGGTTGTTTGTACTGGTGTGTTTATATTGTTTTGGTTTTATTTGGTTGTTTTTGTTGGTGATTTATTTTCAAAAAAATCTCAGATTGGAATGCAGATCACTTCTTTGGAGGGGAGGGGGCACAAAAAAGCCCTCGCGGAGAGGGCTTGATGAAGGTTATGCTGCTAGCTTAGATATCCATTTATCTCTTTTTGCGAAAGGTAAAACATGGCTTATTTCATTAAACAAAAGAGATAGCTGTTGCATTTGGTCGCCGATTGATTCGCTATCAACAACAACATATCGATTATTTAATGTGGTATTTGCATTTTTTAGGTCAATTAGTTTACCAAGTAGAGAATATGCGCTATTCCAACTTCCACCTTGTTTTACGCTAGATGTAAAAAGATACTTTGGTTCTTCGGTATTAACTGTTACTGGAATGACTATGTTATGTCCGCTCATTCCTAATACATTAGACCTCAATGAAATCCTATCTTTTAAGCTGGAGTGATATAAATAATCTATAACTTCACTTTCAAATCTTTCAACTCTGACCGATTGATGCCAGTCAATAGATAAAGCGGAGGCTAATATTCCTGCTCTGATTACATTGGAGGTGGCTGATCCAATCGTATCTTCTGTTGCCCAGCTAATAATTTCACCTCTATCGTTAAGTTCTGCGCCTTGATAACTTATAAAACTGCGTATTTCATCAATTCTTTTTTTTGTAAGTGAAATACCCCTTGCTTCCATATTCATTAATGCATCGCATCTGTCACTTACAAGATATTTACCATTAATTTCTTTTACGAAAGCACCAACATGTTCCCCATCATCACAGAAAGTGAATGGGCTAATAATTCTTAGTAATTCAGCACCTATAGGGTGGCATTCAAAACCAAGATTAGATATGACTGTTGAGCACATCATAATGGCAATCCTATTTGTCCAGATATATCTTCTAAAGGTATAGGGAGTTCACCTGCACATTTTATATTTAAATGATTACAAAAAAACCGCCAAAACCCTCTAATATCATCTGATTTTATAGTTTCTTTAATTGGGAATCCTATTGGATTATAGCGTCCAGCCTCTTCATAATAAACATGGTAGTGGGCACCTACAATATAATTTACAAAGTCAGGATGATCTACTTTATATCTGTTTGTATGCGCATCAAATGGATAACTATCAACTGCAAATATCCTTTTTTTATTATAAAGCGCTACGATGTTTATCTTTGGGAACACCTCATCGCCATCTTGTTTTGGTTCATGATCAGGTTTCCATTGGATTAAAATAGTTAATCCTTGCACTGGTATTCCATCTTTGTCTAATGGCAAAATATTCATTTGAAGCCATAAAAGCGGTCTGTTTGGAGGCGGTTTTTCCGTCCAACTAACACCTGAGAAATCGATGTACTTTTCACAGTATAGAACATTGTCAACTTCTACTTGGCTAGGTTGATAATCAGTACACTTTGCCACTATTAGTCATCCGTTAATATTTAATTAGAACCACACCCTAAAACGTCTCGTCACTCAAAAAAGCAGCCTCGCACATCATCTTCAACGAGCCTAATGGCGTCAGAGAAACTACCTAGCATTATTTCATCGTAGTTGTGCCAGTTACTATTTTTATCCATCCAAAGCAGAGACCATGAATTCGAATATCTATTATGTGTAATTTTTGCTATAGGTTCTTCTACTCTGCCATCACTCCATATTAGTTGTCTAATTTCAAAGATAATTACTGAGTCGTCCTCGATGCGATACTGTAAATCTAATTCATCCCTTAGGTGTTCTGCTGGGCGACGCTTTTCCATGAAAAATTCCATACACCGTCTAATATTTGCTATCTCAATATTGTTAAACGCCATATTTCCTCCTAAAATGTGTCGTCAGGCCACTGGGTTAGCCGTGGAACTTATAGGTAATAGACTGGCTAACTAGCACCTTAGCGCATATATAAAGCCCATTAATAGCATCTTCGTCTAGATACCAAGTTTCATATCTAGGATTGTCAGATATAACTGCTAGGCGCTTATACTGTTTCTGCAATCTCTTTATGTAGAGCTGGTTATCCAATACGAACACATAAATCCCGTCACCATCAAAAAAGTTTGTGGTTATATCTACGAATATCTGATCCCTAGGTTCGAACGTTTCAGCCATCGAATCACCTTTTACAGTGATCATCTTTATCGTATTTGAAGGCCTGCCACCGAATAATCTTTTTGCTTCATCCTCTGAATACTCAATAGCGGTAATAGTCTCGATAAAATCATCGATAACCATAACCCCTGATCCCGCACTAGCTTGAATGTCTAGTATTTCAACCTTATAGGCATTCTTAACATTAACACTAAGGTCTGGGTGTAACACAATATTTACATTATCTGTTTTCGTATTATGAATACTAGGCAATATAGGATCTTCACCGTGTCCAGAGGATAACCATTCTGGAGACACTCCCAATACTTTGGCTATATCAATAAGCTTAGTAGAATTAAGAGCATTCCCAACTTCAATTTTCTGAATAGCAGCTTGAGAAATACCTACAGCTTCTCCTAGTTCTTTCTGAGATAAGCCTGCAAGTTTCCTAGCCTTTTTTAGTCGTTGTGCAAGAGTCGTTTTCATAATAATAAATATACAACCTTAGTTGTAAACTTACAACAGGAATTGGTTGTTGATTAAAAACAACCATAGTTTTATTATGTGGTAAATAAAACGGAGGTTGTTATGAGTGAAGTTATTAAAACTGTTATCAAAATAATGGGGACCCAAAAAGATTTAGCAACTGCTTGTGGTGTATCTCAGCAGGCTGTCTGCAAGTGGGCTAATGGTAAGTCTAGAGTGCATCCTAAATTAGTGAAATTAATTGTTAATTTAACAGATGGTGCAGTAAAAGCTCACGAAATTCGCCCCGATTTACCTGACTTATTTCCGCATCCTGAAGGTAACTCTCATGCACCAAATCAACATGCCGATGCCTGAGCATTACTTCCCTGATGATGCCAAGTGGATCCAGGAGCAACTCACGAAGTTAAGTCCAAGCATGAGGCAGAAGGCATTAGTTAAATATTCAGAAGTGTATCAAACGGAATGGGAACGAGAACAAGTTCCCTACCGTAAAGACAACAAAGCTCGTCATGAAGCTAACGTCAGATTAAGAGAATTCATAAATCGTTATCAGAGAGCAATGCAAGGGTACACAGCAAAGCCGTTATCGATTTAGCAGTAATTAAATTTAGGAGGTGTTGGAGGTTAAGACGTTTAGCCGTCTAGATTGTTTTCTGGGGAAGAGGGGAAAACTTTCTAGGGGGGAAAGGGGGGTGATCTTTGAAAGGGGTGTTAGGGAAGGCACAGCCAAGGGAGTGAGTAGATCTTAAATATAGATCTATATAGAGGGTAAAAATCCCACAGCCGTTTAGACGTCCAAATAAAAATAAATCCCTTCCTTTGGCAGAGCTAGTTATCAAATGAGGAAACCGATGTTAACAATCACACCAAATTTTGCACAGGAACGCGGATTGACGATGTTACGTCAGGCATGGAAGCAAAATAGAACATTCATGATTTATAGCCCAACAGGAAGCGGAAAAACGGCATTAGCTGCGTTTATTACTGATGGACATGTTCAGCATGAAATGAGAGTGATGTTTCTTGTTCCTTACACCATTTTGATTGATCAAACAGCCAGTCGCTTTATTGAGTATGGTTTGCCAGCAGAAGAGATTGGTTATGTATGGCGTGATCATCCTAATTATGATCCAACTCGTTTAATTCAAATCGCATCAGCTGACACAATTATCCGTAGAGAATTTCCAGACAACATCGATTTATTAATAATCGATGAGGCACATTTACGCCGTAAGAAAATATTAGAAGTGATCAGAGAAAGTGAATTCAAGGTAATAGGCTTATCTGGTACGCCTTTTGCGCCATTCCTTGGTCATTACTACGAAACATTGATCAAACCCACCACCATGAAAGAGTTAATCAAACGTGGTGATTTAAGCTCATACGAGTTCTATGCGCCGACTAAACCCGATTTATCAAAAGTAAAATCGTCCAGCAACGCAGAGTTTGGTAGTGATTACAAAGAAGCTGAGATTGCTGAAATCATGAGTGGTGCAGATTTGGTGGGGGATATTGTTGATAACTGGCTTGTGAATGGACGAAACCTACCTACGATTTGCTTTTGCGTCACAGTCAGTCATGCCAATTTTGTCACCGTCGAGTTCAACCGTGCAGGTGTGAATGCTGAAGTGATCACCGCAGATACGCCACATGATGAGCGTCAAATCATTATTCATCGGTTTGAGCAAGGAGCGACCAAGGTGCTTGTAAGTGTGGGCACATTGATTGCCGGCTTTGATAGTGATGTCCGTTGCATTATTTACGCTCGCCCAACTAAATCAGAAATTCGTTGGTGTCAGGCGATTGGAAGGGGATTACGTACCGCACCAGGAAAAGAGACTTGCCTTATTTTCGATCACTCTGGTTCTGTTCACCGCTTAGGTTATCCCGATGACATTGAATATAACGAACTGCCCACCAAAAATGATGGTATGAGTGAATCTTCGTCTCGCCGAGAGCAAGAAAAGCGAGAGAAGAAACCGAAAGAATGTTCTTCCTGTCACTACATGAAGCCTGCAGGTGTTTATGTTTGCCCTAAATGTGGGTTTAAACCTTTAGTGGGTGAAGATATCGAAGTTGATACTAGCCGAAACATCAAAAAACTGAATAAAAAAGAGCGCATTTACACCCGAGAAGACAAGCAAAGCTGGTGGTCTCAATTGAAATACTACCAGAACCAACGAGCGACACAGGGTAAACCGATAAGTGATGGTTGGGTTGCTAATACCTTTAAAGATAAATTTGGGGTATGGCCACGAGGCTTTCATAACACACCACAAGAAATCACTCCCGAAGTGAGTAACTTTATTAAGTACAAACAAATTGCCTTTGCTAAATCTCGCAAGAAGGCACAAGCCAATATTCAAAATTTACGTACTCAAATTAGCCACCAGCCACAACAAGGAGGTTTACTGTGAATACGATTGATGCCGTAAAAGGGCAATGGGCAAAAATATTTGCACATTATGGGTTACCTCCTATAACGGGGCGTAAGCACTTTAAAGGGAAATGCCCTATTTGCGGGCAAAAAGGAAAATTTCGTATTGATGATAAAGACGGGCGAGGAACTTACATCTGCACGTGCGGTTCGGGAAATGGCTTTCAATTACTGGAAAGAACACAAGGCAAAGACTTCAAAACATTAGCAGATGAAATTGATGTCTTGATTGGTAATCACCGAGAAAAAGAAGCTATTTTACCAAGTAAAACAAATAAGAATAATTTATTCCAACGCATTACAGGCTGTTATTCTAAATTATCAATACTGAAAAATACACCCGCCATGCAGTATTTACATAATCGAGGTGTTTTTGAGTTACCACTTGATAACGTTCGTTATTGTGATCATCAACCTGTTCGTAATAGTTCTGACAAATTTCAAGCTATTTGGTCATTAGCCACTGATGCTAAAGGACAACTTTGTTACTTGCATAGAACGTATTTACAAGGGGATAAAAAAGCCTCTCTTGATATTGTGAAGAAAATGACAGCTGTGCAGGAAGATAATTATTTAGAGTATGCAGAATCTGTCGCGATAAGAATGTTTCCTGTTGATAACACACTTGGCATTGCTGAAGGTATCGAAACGGCACTTTCTTGTAAGCAACTCTATGGTGTCAATACTTGGTCGGTTATCAATACCAACTTCATGAAAAAATTCAAAGCACCGAAAGGTGTGACTCACCTTGTTATCTTTACAGATATGGATTGGAGTGCTGCTGGGCATGCAGCCGCTATGGAATGTGCACATAAAAACCTACTTTCTAATAATGATGTAGAAACGGTCAGTGTGAGATGGCCTGATAATGGCGATTTTAATGACATGTTAATAGAGGCCTGTGAAGTAAGAGAGTTAGTGTTTTCAAGACAACATAAGGAAATGGCGTAATGCGTGATATTCAACAGGTATTAGAACGATGGGGGGCTTGGGCGGCTGATAATACTGAGTCGGTTCAATGGTATTCGATTGCTGCGGGATTTAGTGGATTAATACCAAGCAAGGTTAAAGCTCGTCCTCAATGCTGTGAAGACGATGCAATAATTATTTCTAGTTGCATGGCTCAATTAAATAAAAAGAATAGTGAGATGCATGACCTATTACTCGATTACTATTTATTCGGAATGACATTTATGCAACTGGCTAACAAGCACAATTGTTCTGATACTCACATAGGAAAAAAACTGCAAAAAGCAGAAGGGATAATAGAGGGTATGTTAATGATGTTAGATGTCTCCTTAGAAATGGATCGATACATAGAAAAAGTCACATAAAGCGCTTTACGATCGTAAAAATGATGATATTGTGATAAGAGTGACATCAAGGTCAACTAACTTATAAACCCGCTTTTGCGGGGTTTTTATATATAAAATAAAGTTTGCTATCTGAGTTCATCTATGGCTTAATGACATCACTGGTTTGGAAGTACAGGCCTATTTATGTTAGTCAGTTTAAAGTTGTTCACCGTTTAGCGTTATCCTCGATACCACTTCATTGCGAATTCCTTCTAATTAATTCCCATAAGTAAAAATAAAAAACAAACCCTCATATGCCTTATGGCAAATTAAATAAATTAAAGGAAATTCTATGTCTAATACAATGACTGGTTCAGTAAAATGGTTTAACGATGATAAAGGTTTTGGTTTCATCACCCCTAAAGATGGAAGTAAAGATGTATTTGTACATTACTCTGCAATCCAAAGTGATGACTTCAAATCTCTGATGGAAGGCCAAGAAGTTTCATTTACCATTGAAAATGGTATGAAAGGTCCAGCAGCAGGCAACGTGGTGGCTCTCTAAAGGCGCTATTACTATTCGCCTCTATTTTAAATGCCCTTGTTGTAGCGGTTCACAATATAGAACATCACAATTTGATGTCACAGTGAACAATCCACATGGCGCAAAATGTATCTTTTGCAAAAGTGTGATGACAGCTCAAATGAGTTAAGCATTAAATAGTTGAATATATAAAACCTCGCTTCGGCGGGGTTTTTTTATATAAAAAAAAGCCGACACGCTAGGAGTTATGTCGGCATAAACTCTCGGGAATAGTGTTAATAACGAGATAAATTATCAATAAAACAATGTATCAATATCAGGGAAAACCAGATATGTGCTGTAATGATAATTATTATCATTAAAATATCAATTATATGAATCCACAACAGTGGTTTTTTTCTTGTCTAAATATGACATATATCAATAAAAGGTGCGCATCATGCCAAAAGAGATAAACGAATTACAGTTTAGTCTTCACTATGCTTCAGAAACAGACAGCGAAATGAATACTTCAGCCATTTTAACGGCGAATATCCATACGGCTGATGGCGAAACTCAACAACTCACACAACTAATTTGCACGACATCTCCCGCAGGTAAAAAGCAATATCGAATCGGCACACAAAAGATTAATGATGCAGGTGATCCATTGCTGGTGGCGATTGAATCCTATTGGCGCAAAAACACACAAGAGAGTTGTGTTTATTTGTTAGAGAAAGCGAAGCAATTTATTAAGGGACACTTACAACAAACGAATACATGGATATCTATGTATGGTCTTGTGATTGTTTCTAATGCGTCACTGGAAGAACAGTTGCCTGAAGGTTTATTAAAGGCACTTAAAGTATCAATGCCCGCCTAATTTTTATCGTTTCACTTTTAACTCTCTCACACTCATCATCAACGGACACTCCTTTGGGGGTGACTATGCGTATGGAAAAATTAACCAATGTAACTTACGGAACCGCAGGCTTAACGGCCTTTTTTGCTAGCCTCTCATTATATGAATGGGGATTTGTTATCGGGATGGCGTTCAGCATGGTTCTAGGTTTAGCCACTTATTTTATGACTCGAAGAGAACAGCGAAAACGCACTCAATTATTTGAAGAGCTTGTTCGTCATGTTGACCCACAAAACCCAACTGAAACCCTAAAAAGGCTTGCTGAATTAATGGTGAAAGCGCCAAAGGATATTTAATGTCTCTCAAACAGAAAATAGCGGCGATAACAACAGCAGGAGCAACAGCAATTGCGTTAGTAGTAATAGCCCATTTTGAAGGTGTACGTTATGAACCTTATCGTGATGTGGCGGGTGTTCTAACAGTTTGTTATGGGCATACAGGCAAAGACATTATTCACGGTAAAACATATACACAACAAGAATGTGATGCGTTATTACAAAACGATTTTATTAAGACACAACAGCAAGTCGATGCATTAATCAAAGTACCACTCGATGACTACACCAAAGCCGCTTTATATTCCTTTGCTTTTAATGTGGGAACGACCGCATTTGCTCGCTCAACATTACTTAAGAAACTAAATGCGGGTGATAGAGCGGGTGCTTGTGAAGAAATGAAACGTTGGGTATATGCGGGTGGAAAGGTTTGGCGAGGGTTAGTTAGTCGTAGAGATGCGGAGTCAGCACTATGTCATGGAAATCTTTAATCATTATCGTCGGTTTTATTCTTACATTACTCATCTCGGTCGCTAGTGGCATTTATCTCTCAATTGATAATTCATGTGTTAATGATAAAGCCAGTTTAGAAAAACGCTGTCAGGTAGCTCTATCACATCATCGGTACTAATTATGAAGCACTGGAAACTTTACATTGTCATTGTGATAGTGGGTATTGTTGCTGGTGGTGGCGTGCTGATTAATGCACAAGTTAAAAGAATTAACACGCTGACAGAAAACAACAAAGAACTTACTGCAACACTTGAAGAGCAGAAGGCTATTAATATTGACTATCAAGTGCGCATAGAGCGACTAAATCAACTTGATACAAGACACACACAGGAGCTTGTTAATGCAAAGAATGAAATCAACACTCTTCGTGATGCTGTTAACTCTGGCGACAAGCGGGTGTATGTCAAAGCCGAGTGTCCAGCAGTCACAAAGAATTCCACCGAAAGCGGAATCAATGAAGCCACCGTACGACTTAACAAAGCAGTTGAACAAGATTATCTACGTCTCAGAGAAATGATAGTCGAGAACGAACAGCAAACTTTGTATTTGCAGGATTACATTAGAACGGAGTGTTTAAAATGAGTAAGGCAACACAGTCAAAAAATAGCAGTGAATTGTGGAATTGGTTTGGATTGTCTTATGCATCATTTCTAGTCATGCCAAGAGTTCTCATGCATGAAATGCCTACTGAATGGCAAGATAAAATGGCGGCTTTATTGTATGAATATGATGAAACATTCGACACGTCATCTGTTTGCCATTCAGTAGTAGTGAGTGCAAAAGACAAAAATAATAGGTTTATGAAGATGCCAGGTTACATCCTGAATTATCGTCGACCAGATCATGAAGAGATTGATAAACTCAAAATTTAGCCAACAAGAAAGCAATACGGGAAATTGAACAACAACGAGCCTCTAAGTAATTAGGGGCTTTTTTTATACCAACAGAAACAGGAAGAAAATATGTTTACTTTAAAAACTATTGTTAACGGTGATGTAAGCCTCAGAAGCGAAAGTAGTCTATCAATAATTAAACTAGGTAGCCCTCGATTCATTGAGTTACTTGATAAGTTTAAAAATTGGTCAAACCCTGATTACGCTATTGAGACTCCAGCGGTTTACGAAGATGCTGAGTGTACAAAAGCGATACAGGAAGAAGAGCTAATTGTTAGCGAAAAGAGCATTGATCACGTTGATGTGCAGAAAGACTGCATTGCAATCATCGTTACAGAATGTGAGTCAATCACTCACCCGAATATGAAAGAATTTAACGGACAGATGTTTGAATTCATTTACAAGGGTGAATCAGCTTATATAACTGACGCAAACGGACATACCGTAGAAGTAGTTCGATAGAAAACAATCGCCTCGTAATAGCGGGGCTTTTTAATGGAGAAATATCATGGCAGTAGAAGGTTCAGATAATCCAGTTAAATTCCGTGAAGAACTGGATAAAAGCATTCCAAAAGAATAAAAAAAGCCCAGTATGGGAAACTGGGCAATACTAGCAAGATATCAATTAAAGTATAGCGATAGCTACTTAGTATAGCTTAAGTAGGTATATATACCAGATTGATTATTCTTATTTATCTCCCACTTAAATAAACAGCACAATATAAAAATAAACCTGTGAGTTTGATTTCACAGGGTGGCTGAATTTAAGCAAAAAATAAATACTCATTAATCATACTGCTATTTTTATTTCGTGCCAATAGAAGAAGGCGTAGCGTTGTCGCTGTCTCCTATGTTAGCTATGACCTGTTTTATTCTCGACAGAGAGCACATAGTGAGAATCAAAAACAACGAATACCACCGTTTTGTTATTTATCGGTCATTATCAGCAACGTCAGCTGTAGGTAGAAGGAGGGGCGTGACGATGGAGAGACATCATCTACAAACGTCATTCATTGAGTGATGTATACAGATAGCCATCAGTTAACCGCTGGTGGTTTTTTTATTGGGGAAAATTCGTAATGGAATAAAAAACCATGAAAAAACGCAATGTCTATGGTGGTCGCTGGGCTAAAGTGCGATTAGCGTTTCTTAATGAACATCCACTTTGTGTCATGTGCCAAGAGCAAGGGCGCATTACTGCTGCCACAGTAGTTGACCACATTACTCCGCATCGTCTTAAAGAAGCACTTGAATCAGGTGATAAAGAACGTATCGCAAAAGCTCAAGCCTTATTCTGGGACACAAAGAACTTCCAAAGCTTATGCGAACTGCATCATAACTCAACCAAACAACGTATCGAAAAGAGTGGCAAAGTCATTGGTTGTAATGCGGATGGCATTCCACTCGATCCCAATTCTCATTGGCATCAATAACACCATGAAATACAGGGTGGGGCGGGGTAAAAGTTCAGACACTTTCGCCCTGATTACCTAGCGCCCTCATTTGTGTGCACAACCGCGAAATGAAAAGTTTTTTTCTGGGAGGTTCCGATGGCAGGAAGACGCCCGAAACCGACCCACTTGAAGGTGGTCACCGGTAATCCGGGAAAACGAAAACTCAACGATAAAGAACCCCAACCTAAACGTGAAATACCAAGCCCACCCGAACATTTAACGGATTGGGGGAAAATGGCGTGGGCAAAATTAACCTTATTACTTGATGGGATGGGCGTTTTAACCGTGGCTGACACGCTGGCATTAGAACGGCTGTGTGATATCTACGCCGATATTCTTCAATTGCGAGACACCATTGCCATTGAAGGTAAGACATACACCACAAAAACGCAATTAGGGGATTTTTTAATTAAAGCGAATCCAGCGGTTGCCATGTTGGACAAAAAAGACGGTCTTTTTAAAAGTTATTTAGTCGAGTTTGGTTTAACCCCCGCCGCTCGTTCGAAGGTGAAGATAGATGGTGGAGAAGAAGAGGAAGATCCGCTCAACCAATATTTCGGTTGATCCCGCAACGCAATACGCGCAAGACGTGCATCAAGGCAAAATCTTAGCGGGGCCTGATATTCGTCATGCATGTGCACGTCATCTCAAAGACTTAAATGAAGCCGAGCAACGAGGATTAGTCTGGGATGTTGAGGCTGTCAAAAGGGTGATCGACTTTTTCGCGAAAGTCTTAAAGCTCAATGGCGGGGAGCATGAAGGAAAACCGTTTATTTTATTGCCTTGGCAATGCTTTGTGATTGGCTCTATTTTTGGTTGGAAAATGACAGATGGAACACGCCGATTTCGCATGGTGTACGTTGAATCGGGCAAAGGTTCAGGAAAATCACCGATGGCAGGTGGCGTTGGGTTGTATTGTTTGGTTGCCGACAGTGAGCCGCGTGCCGAAGTGTATGCGGCAGCCACGAAAAAAGACCAAGCCATGATTTTGTTTCGTGATGCGGTGGCAATGGTTGATCAATCTCCCGCATTAAGTCAGCGGATCACCAAATCAGGCGGAACAGGCAAAGAGTGGAACTTGGCTTATTTGAAAACGAGTTCATTCTTTCGCCCGATTAGCTCAGATGATGGGCAATCAGGGCCTCGTCCCCATTGTGCGTTGATTGATGAAATTCATGAGCACAAAAATAATACTGCCGTTGAGATGATGCGAGCGGGCACAAAAGGTCGGCGACAAGCCTTGATATTTATGATCACCAATAGTGGCCATGATAAAACCAGCGTGTGTTATGACTATCATGAATACGGACGAAAAGTCGCCGAAGGCACTATCGAAGACGACAGCTTCTTTTCCTATATTTGCTCACTGGATGAAGGCGATGATCCCTTTAAGGATGAATCTTGCTGGGGGAAAGCCAACCCGTCATTGGGCTACACCTTTTCTGATCGCTACTTACGCGAACAAGTGACACAAGCTCGAGGTATGCCCGCAAAAGAAAGTATTGTCAGACGGCTTAATTTTTGTCAGTGGGTGGATGCCGATAATCCATGGATTAACAGTGAAACATGGATGCGATGTGAAAACACGTTCACATTCGATGATCTTCAGGGTGAAGAGTGTTATGGCGGATTGGATTTATCAGGAACCAAAGATTTAACCGCATTAGCCCTGTATTTCCCTCGCCTTAAACGTCTTTACGTTGAATTTTGGACACCCAAAGACACCTTATTGGATAGAGCGAAAACCGACCGAGTGCCTTACGACTTATGGGTAAGGCAAGGTTTTATGCATACCACGCCAGGGAATGCGGTG